GTCGTATAAGGATTTCTATCTCCCTATACTGCCCTTCCCTCACGGGAAGCCCACTTAACGTCTCGTCCAAATTGCACCTCTGCAATTCGGGTGATGAGACGTTAGTACTGTTCGCTTTTAAAGAAGCGATCAGTTGACCCTCTGGGAGGTCGTCTTGCAGCTCGCTTGAAGCTTGTTGCAAAGATCGAACTACCCAGCACTCCCACCCATGCGGGTGAGAGTCCATACGGAGTTCATCAACAGCACCAATAAAGGCACCGTCTCCGAATCCATCTGGAAGTCGGGGTTCACGCCACCGCGATGGAGCCAGTTGTCGGAGGGCTTGCAGCCCTTCCGTAACATCTAGATCCACCCTTAGACTCCAACGTTTTAAATTGTTGTGAGCTAAGAAAAGCCGGTCAAGTTTCCTTACCGGCTTTCGGATGTAGAACGGCGTCACGTCATGCCCGAGATAGTAGTGTTTACCACAACTCTCCCGGTACGGACCAGAGAAGAACGTTTTGTTCTCGTTAGGCTTAAAACCGGCTTGGAAAAGCCGGCCTAACAATCTCTGGGCAAATTCCGTAGGTACGACGATATCATCGCCGTACACGCATACTCGGTGATCCCTCTCGTTAGACCAGCGGCAACACACCTCTTGGGCTATAGCCCAAAAGAAGAGCGATTCAAGCTCGAAAGTGTAACCGTTGCCCATGGACGAGAACTTCTGGTAGTGAATTACTTCACCAGAAGGAAGAGTACCTGACGGGCTTCGAGCTTGCTCAAGGGCCCAAAACCAATCATTAGGTAGGAGGAAATCTACTAGACTCGACGCTACTGTATCTGACGCCATCGATAAATCGATGGTGGCCAAACTACCATCCAAGCTACCTATTAGGGCAGCCCGTTGGTTTCGCGTCTGATCGTTCAAAGTCACTCCCACGAGGTAGAGCCGGCGACGGATTTCTTGCCCGATGCCCTTCTGAATATATATATTCATATCGGGCTCTTTAGCAATAGTCCTGCCGGTCTTATAACTCTTGGGGACGACAATAATGCTGTTTCCAGCGACAACTTTCACAAGTTGTCCGGAACCCTCCCCGCTAGAGCGGACGATGTGTTCCCACATCGGAAGAGTGCGAATTGCACACTCCGCAAGGGCAGCATTTCCTGAGGTGCTCTCTGGTATACCAGAGTATTTATAAGCAGCATAGGCGACCTTTCGAGGAAGCCGAGTTGTAGCACCCGGACCGAAAGCGAAACCTTTGGCACAGCGCTCCCAAGAGAACGGCCCCAATACGTCCCTAACTCGCGCCCGCACACGAACCCAAAAAGGATCGTAGCGGAAACAGGCAGGGATTACTTGGTTGGTCTCACGACAAAGCGCCTCGGCGGCATGGAATCTCTTCCACGTCTCTGAGTCCTTTTCGGGCGATGGGTTACCATCGTCGTACTTAGAATACAGCTCTCGTAGCAACAAGGAACCTCTAGCAGCCGAAAGACTTGTTAAATCTAACGGAGTTTCACGTCCAAGTTCGCCGACTGGTAATATACCGGTCAGCGTGGATATGAGCTCTAGGAAATGTTGATTCGAGAATCCGACAGCTTGAGCACCAGTGCTCCGTTTACGGGGCATATTGATACCTCTTAAGGTATGAGAGCGTCAACTGTAGTTATCGGACTTGACCGAGCAGCTCAATTGCCCTCAAAAGGGGAAGATGAAGCTGATCAGCCAACCATGCGAGGACTAAAAGCCCCAACATGGCCCAGATTCCTCTGGGACCGAAAAGCCGTCCGCTAAGCCTCTTGCGAGGCCTAGTAGAACGGCTCGACGTTCTCAACGGAAGTCTTCACCGTTGCAAGGCCAAGAAAATTGGCCATGTACGCGAGAAGATCCTTTCGTTCCTGGAGCGTGCTGTCCGGAGCAATGTTCAGAGTGATCTGACCACTGCTATACCGAACGACTGTGTCGACACCGTTAACCGTGGCAACGGTCGGGATCATAAATCCCGCCTGACCACGATACACGGTGCGCTGGCCCGACGGGGCATCCAAACCATACGAAATGGTGCGGAACCCGGCCGGAACAGACGGGGATCTGTCTGCCCACTTCGCCAGACTACCATCAGTGGTAACTGGCGCGAAAGAGTGGGAGACGGGGCTGGCCTGTCCATCATTAATGGACAATGTTGCGATTGCGGGCATTCAATGCTCCGTGAAGTAACAGTTAAGGAACTCAGCGAAAAGCTTGCGTAAGCAACGCAAGACCGTCCGCCATATGTCTGAAGGATCCGGGGTCTTTTAACCTCGGAAACTGCGGTCTGGGGAAGGAGATGTTTACACTCCGACTCAACCAGAACGAAGTCTTCCCTCCACTCCAGTCATTCGTCACCTTCGTGCCATTAGAAAGGACTCCGGATGTACCGGAGCAACTCCATGTGGCACGTACCCGACGCGACAGGCTTGAACCGCGGATCGTAAAACCCGCGGTCGCATCCATCGAGTCGAGCCATGGTCCCAAAGGAAGGAACCAATCGACGACGAAGCTGAA